GTTGAGAAGTTGATGTCATCAGGTTCAGGGTATGAGAAGACAATTGCAAGTATGGCGTTAAGAGCGGTGTTAGCAAAAGTTAGTTCATTACCAAAACCAAACATCCTTGCTTTTGATGAAGCATTTGGAAAGATTAGTAATGAGAACTTAGATTTAGTTGGAGAGTTCTTTATCAAAATAAAAAGTTACTTTGAAAAAATATTTGTAATCAGTCACAACCCACTTATTAATAATTGGGCGGACAGTGTGGTTAAAATTACCAAAGTAGATAATGTTAGTAGGGTTTCTCAATAGAGATTTGATTAATTAATAAATTTAAACTATAATTAATTTATATGGATGAAATAATTGTAATTGAAGAAAGTGAAATAATCTATACACCCATAATATCGGAAATAGATTTAGAACTAGAAGAGATAAATAAAAATTTAAGAAACGATTTAATTGGAATTAAATTCTTCAGTAAAATGATGAAAGATATTGAAAAGAATAAAGTTCAATATATGTTTAATTCTGATTTATCGAATGATAACGAATCTATAAATACTTTTCTTAATTTAATGTCCTCCGGTGAAAAAACAACAACTACAACGGCTCAGATTTATTTAATGATGTATTCATGGTTAAAAAAAAATGCCAACCCTTACTTAAAAGAAGTTGCACCACATATTAGAATTGAGGTTGAAGTTTTTTTAGATGAAGACAATCTTCAATATGATGTTAAATTTCATTATTATGATAAAACAATCAGATATGAAATAAAATCAAGTCAGGGTAAAGATTCTTGGCAAGGTTCAACTCACTCAACAAAAAAAGTTCCATATTTCATATTAATTAATTATAATGTTGATTATGATATGAAAATTAATAAAGGGGATAACACAGGATTTTTCAAGGATGGATTCTTTTCTATGATGATTAAACTTAGAAAAGATCAGTGGGTAGGAGAACCAAAAAAAGATAGCAGTAGAACAACATTTCAATTAAGTATGACAGATTATAATCAAGAATTTTTAACTGAAAACTGTGTAATAAACGGGTTAGTAGAACCTAAGAAATCATACTACAGATTAATTTATGATAGAATCAATTAATAATCAAATTTTATTGGGAAATTCGGTTGAAGTAATGGGTGAGTTACCCAATGAATGTGTTGACTTAACTGTGACATCACCACCATATGATAATTTAAGAACTTACAATGGTAAGATAAAAGATGAGGTGGTATTCGAAGATGGATTTAGTTTTCCTTTTGTTGAGATGGCGAGAGAACTTTATAGAATAACTAAACAAGGAGGTGTTGTAGTTTGGGTTGTTAATGATCAGGTTAAAAAGGGTGGAGAAACTGGTAGTTCGTTTAAACAAGCACTTAAGTTCATGGAGATTGGATTTACATTATATGATACAATGATTTATCATAAGAATGGTGCACCATTCCCTGAAACCGGTAGGTATTCACAAGTTTTTGAATATATGTTTGTTTTCAGTAAAGGTAAACCTAAGACAGTAAATCTATTAAAGGATAAACCAAATAGATGGGCGGGATATACAAACTTTGGGGATCCATCCAAGAGAGAGAAAGACGGAAACTTAAAAAAAGTTGATAAGTTTGTTATATCAGAATTTGGGACGAGATATAATGTATGGTATGTGAATAATGGAAAAGGATTCTCAACTAAAGATGAGTTCGCATTTAAACACCCAGCAATATTTCCGGAATCATTGGCGGAAGATCATATACTTTCTTGGTCCAATGAAGGTGATTTAGTGTTTGATCCTATGTGTGGTTCAGGAACAACCCTGAAGATGGCTAAAATAAATGGACGTAATTACTTGGGAATAGACTTGAATGAAGAATATGTTGAAATCTCTAATAAGAGGGTAGAACATATTGTACCATATAATGAAAACAAACCAAATCCAAAATCTAAATTTTTATTATCTAAAGAAGATGCGTTAAATAATAGGAAAAAAAATAATGAGGAAAATAAAGTTGAAATAAAATTCACAAAAGTGACGCAACAAAAACTTTTTTAATTATCTTTGTGGTATGCAAACATTCTTACCATATTCAGACATCAAAAAATCTCTTAAAGTATTAGATACCAAGAGATTAGGCAAACAGAGAGTTGAAGCCTACCAAATTATTTCCGCAATTACCGGAAGACCAAAGAAAGACGGAACCCCATATAAAGGGTGGACAAACCACCCTTGTTCAGTTATGTGGAGAGACTATGTTCCAATGTTAAAGTTATACTATAACCTATGTATTGATGAGTGGGTTAGTCGTGGGTATAAAAACACCATGGTTAAAGAAGAAATTAATGAAAGTATTGAATACCCAATTTGGTTTGGTAATCAAAAATTTCATGATTCTCACAAGTCAAATCTACTAAAAAAAGATTCAACCTTTTATTCACAATATGGTTGGAACGTAAACCCAACAAACCCATACGTTTGGATGGATGAGAAAGGTGAATGGTATGAACAACACTCAGGTGAGAAAGGTAGAGTGTACTTTAAAAATAATAATGTAAAAGAATTTGTCTTAGTATAAAAATTTAACTATCTTTAAAAAAACAAACCATGAAAAAATATTTATTAATCATTTTTGGAGATTTCAAAACAAAAAAAATAGTAGAGAGAATTGCTAAAGGTATAACACCATTAGTAGATACACCACACATAAAATTTCAACACACCAAAGGGACTATGATAATCCATTTTGGTTCTGAAGTAAGTAGAGAAGAAATTTATGATTTCCTTACAGGAATTCTTTATGGATTCACCGACACATTTATTTTAACTGAAATGGATGATAGTGTAATACTTTCTATGTCTAACGATGTAAAAAAACATTTGATGGATTTAGAAAATGATGGAGACGATGTCTCAATAAAAATTGATATGTCCAAAATGAGTAAAATAAATGATGAAGATAATATCGATTATTTTGGAGAAGAATTTGTTGACGTTTTATTGGATGAATTTAAAAAAGAGATTAAAACTCCAACATTAAATGAGATCTTAGATAAAATTAATGAGAAAGGAATAAATTCCTTAAGTCAGTATGAAAAAGAAATATTAGATAATTTAAGTAAAAATAGTATATGAGAAAAAAAGCAACACCGGTAGTACCAATTAATCAAGAAGAAATTTCTGCATATCTTAAAGATATTAGAAAGTTAAAAGTTATGACACCCGAAAGAGAACGAGAACTGGCGAAGTTAATGTTATCAGGAAGGTTAAATGATGAACAAAAAAAATCCATCAGAACTGAGTTATTAGAAGGTAATCTAAGATTTGTTATTACGGTTAGTAAGCAGTATCAAAATCAAGGGTTAGAGTTAAATGATTTAATTGCTGAAGGGAATTATGGGTTACTCAAAGCAATAGATAATTTTGATTGGTCTAAAAATCTGAGATTTATATCTTATGCTGTTTGGTGGGTTAGACAATCAATTCTTCAATCTTTGAATGAAAATGCAAGAACTATAAGATTACCTGTTAATGTTGTTCAAGAATTTCATAAGGCAAAAAAAAAACAAGATAATAATGGAGAAGAATTACCCGATAAGTTTGTAAATTTACCATTCACAGTTGATTTGGATAAACCTGTAAATGAGGATGGGGATACATTGGTTGATACAACAGAAAATCCAAATGCTGAAAAACCTGAAGCAATATTCTCAACCGCAGATACATTAAAAGAAAAACTAATTGATATTCTTGGGGTGTTAGATGAAAGAGAAAAAATTATAATTGAAGATTACTTTGGGTTAACCGGTAGTCAAAGAACGTTAGAAGATATTGGTAATGATTTTGATTTAACAAAAGAAAGAGTACGTCAAATAAAGGCTAAGGCGTTGAGAAAATTAAGAAATGAATCAAATGTTTTATTCGATTATTTATAAATAAAAAGGTATTTATATAAAACCAAAAAAATAATATATGAAAAAATTTATCCAAAACAACTTTACTGTTATAGTTTTAGTTATTGCGGTTTTATCTTTTTTTAAAAGTTGTGGAGACTCAAGAGAGTTGTCTAATATCAAAAAAGAAATTAAATCAATTAAAGATTCTACATATACTAAAACAGAATTAGGAATTGAATTAAAAGTTTCAGGGTTAGAGGCGGAAAAAAGGATGATTCAAGCAACTGATAGAAAAATGTTAGATGTTCAGAGACAAACTCAAATTGATGATGAAATTAAACTACTTAAATCGAATAAATAATGAATTGGTTTCAAAAAAACTTTAAAACTTTAATATATACTGCCTTTTTAGTACCAATTTTGACTGTTGCTGTGGTATCAATATCTCACGTAACAAAATGGTATGGAATATCTAACCCGGTTAGTTGGGCAATATATCTTTCAATTGGTATAGAAATTGCGGCTTTATCAGCACTTGCGGCGATATCAGCTAAAATGGGTAAGAAAGTATATTTTCCATTTGCAATTGTTACTTTGGTTCAATTTATAGGTAATATTTTCTTCGCTTATCAGTATATTGATATTAATAGTCAAATATTTAAAGACTGGATGGATTTGGTAAACCCGGTAGTAAGTTTCATGGGGGTTGAATCAGGGGATCCTATAGGACACAAAAGATTTTTGGCGTTATTTGCGGGAGGAATGTTACCATTAATTTCTCTATCTTTTTTACATATGTTAGTTAAATTTGAAGAAGAGAGTAAAACTAAAGAAACTGATATTCAACCTGTTATTGATATTGACGCTTTAAGTATTGAGGCGGGTAAAAAAGAGGCTGAAGTTGAAAAAGAAAAATATACACCAACTGAGGAAGATATAAAAAAATTAGAAACATTACTTAATAGTTATAATGAACCGGTAAAAGAAATCAGTCAAGAAACCATTAATCCTGAGAACATTAATGGTTGGGATGAAATATTAGTAAATGAGTTAAAAGAAGAAGTGGAACCACCAGTAAAACCATTAGTGGAATTACCGGTAGTTGAAACGGAAGAGTCAAAAATAAACAGATTAGTTTATACAAAAAGAGATGGCTGATTTAATAAAATATGGTAATTTTAAATTATTGGGTAAAAATAAAGAAAAGAGACAAATAATCCTATGTCATACATCAAGGGAGGTTGGAGAATATCTAACCTCCCTTAAATTTAGGTTTAATGGTAAATACGATAGGATTCCACACTTTGTTATATCGAAAAACGGAGAAATTGTTCAATTATTACCTGAGAATGGAATTGGTAACTTTTTTAGTTCCGACAATTTAAATAAAAATTCAATATTTATCTCTCTTGAAAATTTAGGGTGGGTTGAAAAGAAAACTTTGACAAACTATTACATTAATTGGAAAGGAAGTATTTATAATGAAGAACCATACGAAAAAAAGTGGAGAGATTACTTTTTTTGGGAACCTTACACAGAGGAACAAGTACAAAAAACCGCATTTTTATGTGAAAAACTATGTGATAATATGTCAATAGAAAGAAACTGTGTGGGACACAATACTAAAGTAGAAGGGATTGAAAATTTTCGTGGAATAACAACTAAAAGTAATTATAATATGAGGTACACAGATTTAAGTCCCTCATTTAATTTTGAAAAATTTATAAAACTATTTGAACATGAGAGAATATCTAGATGAAAGTTACGATGAAATAAAATCTTTACTTAAAAAAGCAAGACTTTTAAGTGAACAACCAATTGAAAGACAGAATATTGGTAAAAGTATTGAAAGTAATATAGAAAAAGATGAGTATGAAACCGCTGATACGGAGGATGATGAAAAAACAAAGGACGATAAAGTTCAAAAATACCGTATATCAGGTGGAATATTAGCCATTCACGGAAAAGAAAAGAGCGATTTGGAGATAACTACAGACGAAAAAGTATCTTTTCAGGAGACTATGGATGAATTTGCACAAGAGGTGTCCGATTTAGTTGATTTCAACGAATTAAATGTTTATACGAATAATGTTGAGTGGTCCGGTAAAATTATTGACCAAGATATGGGATTTATATTCACAATAGGTGAAAATAATGGATTATATATCAATGCTAACGCAATTAAGGTTGATAGTGATTTTTTATCCCTAATAAACAAATTGCAACAATACTATCAAAAATTTAAATCTAAATGGGCGAAAGTAATTGCAACAAGAAAAAGAACAGATGAAGATAACTTATAATATGAAAAACTTTTTAACTAAAAATTACGAGAAAATAATTAAAATTGGACTAATAGTATTCGGAATCTATTGGGTTATGTGTGTATTAACTCCGGGTATTCAAATGTCCTCAGAATCAAAAGGAATTATTGATTCATTAAATAACCATATCATTGAAGTTCAGAAGAAACAGGATAGTTTAACTCAAGATATTGTAAAATACAATGAAGAAATTAAAGAAGTTGACAAAGTTATATCAAACATAAAAAACGAAAAAACAATAATTAAAGAATTTTATCATGAAAAAATTATTTCTGTTGATACTTTCAACATGTCTGACATTGACAAGTTTTTCACAAACAGATACGGACAGTACTAAAAAATGTTTTCCGGTTAAAATCGTGAAAAGCATCATTAAGGATTTAATAAGTGGGGATGAGTGTAAAGAAGAACTTAGATTAACTGAACAACAACTTAAAGAAACCGAAAAAAAGGTTGAATTAAAGGATAGTGTTATATATAAGATGGAGGAAAAAGAGAAAAATTACCTAACTCTATTAATTGACGAAAGAGCTAAATATGGTGTTTTAGAGGATCATACGAAAAAACTTGAAACTAATTTAAAGTTGAGAAAACTTGAAACTAAATTTACAAGGGCTTTGTCCGGAGGAGCAATATTAGTATTAACAACTTTATTAATTCTTAAATAATGGCACTTACAAATACAGAAAAAAAAGAAATAGAAACTATGATTCGTAAAGAAATTAAAAACTTTATGGAAAGTTCAACTATTAAACAATTTGAGGATAAATTTATGGAAAAAATAATCAAAGACGTAAAAAGGGGTAAATTAGAAGGAGAAGTTAAAGATATTACTCTTAGAATGTTTAGAGAATTTTATCAATTTATGTGGATGAATAGAAGTTATTGGGAACCAAGATTAAAAAATGCTTAATATGAATACATCAGGAAATTTATTTAAAAAAAATTTTGAAAAAGAAGCCGGAAGTTTACCCGACACATCTAAAATAATGTCAGATGTATCAAGTATGATGTCTGATATGAAAGAAGAAGAAATCGGAGAAAAATGGAGTGAGAAATACAAAAAAAGTATTGATTGTAGTCACCCAAAAGGATTTAGTCAAAGGGCTCATTGTCAAGGGAAAAAGAAAAAATCTGAGAATAAAGAAGCAACCGGTTCAGGTGGTGGTGTAGGGGGGTTTGAAGGACCTATTGCATTTAAAGATAGTGAGTTTGTTAGGAAAAGTTTCGCAGAAACACCAAAACTAAAAAAAGTTGAAGCAACTGAAGCAACAGGTTCCGGTTCAGTAGGATCATATAAAACACCAGCCGCTTGGGCAAAATCAACAAGTAAAAAAAATTGGAGAGGAAAATCTAAAACACAGATACCGGGAGGTTCATTTGTTTCAGTTAAAGAAAAATGTAAAAAATTCCCATATTGTAATCAAGGTGATATAAAGGCACTTAACATTTTTCAAAATGAAGAATTAAAAAGTGCAATATCTAATGTGTCAAAAAAACTTAACATTAGTGAAAATGTAATAAAATCAATTTTGATGTACGAAATAGAAAAATTGAACAAATAAAGATATTTATAAATAAAAACAAAATGAACAAATTTCAAAACAAAATAGACAAACTGTTAACTAAAATTCTTGAAGAAGAGATAAATAATAAATCTGAAAATATGTCTAAAATCGTATCAGAACAAATGTTTAGACATAAAGGAAGGATATCTCCTCAAGACTTTGTTAAACTTCAAAAAATAAAAAATAAAAAACCTGTATTTGAAGAAAGTGAAGTTTGTAATGAATGTGGTGTGGGTGAAATGCACGAAGGAGTATGTAATGAATGTGGATACGGTAGAATGGAAGAAGATATGGATGAAGAAATGGAAGAAGGTAATGAGTTTACCGGTGAGTTGGAAAAAGCGAGAAAAGAACATAAAAAAGAATTTACTGTTGGTGGTAAAACATATCCTGTTAGAGAAGGAAAAGAAAAATGGATTCAAAAAACTAAGATGCACAAAGGAGCATTACATAAAAAATTAGGTACACCTGAAGGAGAAAAAATACCAAAATCAGAACTAAATAAACTTAAAAAAGAGTTGGAATCTAAAGCTAAAGGGGATAAAAAATTGTCAGCATCTGATTTAAAGTTGTTAAAACAAGTTAATTTGGCACTTACATTAGGTGGAATTAAAGAAAGTAGAAATATATTATCTCTTAATGAAAACGAACTAATTGATATGATTGAAAAAATTGTTGTCGAAGAAAAGGAGAAAGAAAAATCTAGTTTTTCAATGAAAGATCCAATCGGGTTAACTAAAACAAAAAAAGCACAAAGTGGAAGTAAATCTGAAAATGAAAAACATATTCAAGATGTTACTAAAAAGTTAACAGATTATTTAAAAAGTGGATCAAAAAGTAAATTTGAAATGGAAACTGAAAGTTTTCCAAAAGGAAATGGTGAATTAGGTGAAATGGATAAAAAGGCGTACCAAGCATCTGATGCGGTTGATGAATATATCGAAGCTTTCTCATATCCCGGACAAACAAACATTGTTTTTGATGAAATTCATCCTGAAAAAGAAAGAATTAAAAAATATCTTGAAGGAGATAGAACAACTGGTAATGCGGAATTAGATGAAAAAGGAAAGGCGTTGGGAAATGTTGTTCCAAGTAAAGTTGGTAAAAGATTTATGAAAAATTATGAAGAAAATTTATACGGGGTGGAACAAAAACATGCATCATATAAAAGAGTTAATCAACCCGTGGATGTTGCAGGAGAAAGTAAACCTACAGGACATCTTAAAGATATTAAAAATTCAGAAAAAAAAGCAAGTAATATCTTAAATCAATTAGAGTCAACGGAAGATAAAAAAAATAAAGTGATTCTTGAAGATATGAAAAAAATGAAAAATTTAATAAATTATAATTCAAAGACTCAATAAAATTCACATTATCAATATTTTAACTATATTCTCCATAGATAAACTATGGAGAATTTTTTTAATTGGATGTCAAAAATGGTTCCAAAAGATGAGGTTGAAATTTGGTTCAATGTTCATAATATGAATTATGAAAAAATTGAACTATTTGGTGATATATTCAAATCTTTGAATTATATTGTCATGGATACTTATTTGGGTAATGATGATGTGGACACACGGATAGAGATTAATGAAACCGATAAAGAAGTTCATTTTGAATGGTGTTGGGAAAAACTTATTAAAAATTTTAATAGTGAAAATGTTAAAATAAAAGAAACCGGGCAACACAAGGATTACTTCAAATCATTCTTTTTAGACACATTTTATAACCCCAAGGAGAGAAGTTTAAAGAATGCAATACCAAATTTCTTAGAGGATGTTTTTGATTTAGAAAAATCTTTTTCTAAACCTGATCTTGATATTCTAACAGAACTTTATCTTCTTTTAGATAAAAATATTCAATCATAATATTGACACAATCAAATTGAAAGTTTATATTTAACTTATAAAAATAAATAAAATATGGAAACATTAGAACAAATTAAAATTTTAACTGAAACACTTTCAGTAGATGTTACTAAATTCTACGGAGGAAATAAAAGTGCGGGAACTAGAGCGAGAAAAACGGCTCAAGAACTAAAAGCTCTTTTACAAAAATTAAGAGGTGAAATTTTAGAAAACAGAAAGACAGAAGAAAATGCATAATATATCTATTTTCTTACTAGTCTTCACAATTTTAGTCTCAATTAGAGGACTTAATAAAGTTATAAGTACCCTGTTACAAAAAGAACCACAACCGGTAAATTTTAGTAATAGGGAACTTATTTACTTAGGACTATCAATTAGTTACGTTATAACATATATTTTAAGCAAATGAGTTTTTATAAAGAATTAATACCGTTCATGGATTATATCCATTCAATAAGAAAACTTGAAAATTATTTAAGTTTTGATATGAAATTTCCAATTAAATGGAGTTTACCTAAAAATATTAGTGAAGAGGGACAGTTAGTTCCTTTTGATGTTGGTATTGAAAACTTAAAAGGGTGGTCATTTGTAAGTAAGATAGAAGAGAGTGAAGTTAGTTTAATTTTAACTAAAATACTCAAAATTATTAAGTATAATAAAGAAAGAGAAATTAAAGAAAAACTATTTAAAGAAACGGTAGATAGACTTAAATCAACTTTTGAAAAAACAGATTTAGATAAACTTCAAAAATTATATTTTGATTTTGAATCGGATTATGATGAAAACCTTTTAGATGATGGAACAAATGAATCGGGAAAAGATGTTGAATTGGTTGAACAAGGAAAAAAAGAAAGATGAGTTAGAAATAACGCAAAATAAGGAAAAGTTAATCCAAGAGATAAGTAAGTTGGATAAGACTAAAATGTTCACCAAACCGGAAGAAAAAAATAATATATGGAAGAAAATAAAAAAACTAATTTGGGGGATTTAGAGAAATTAGCATTAATTACTGAATCATTACAATCGTTATTTTTAGGTAAATCTACTGTTGTACTCGAATTAGACAAAGATGAATATAAAAAAATAATAAGTTATTTTAGGGAAATTGATAGAAATCATAAACAATTTACAATCGATATCTCAGGTACTGACTTTGTTTTTATTTTGAACGAGGATGTTCAGTAAATTTCTTATATAAAATCTTTTTATCTATACCCATAGAACTTAACATCTCAAACAAATACTTTCTTTGGGCTGATGAATTATCTTTCACAAAAATACAATCACCTCTTTTTTGTTTAAAGAAATAACTAGATATCGAATCTAAAAACCTTGATGTTTCATCTTCATTTTTTAAAGAAAAAAGAGATACTTTATCGTTATTCTGTACGATTACTTTGTTGTTTAACCCAGAAACCAACTTAATTCCGTCTTTTTTCAAATAAGTTTTTATAAAATAATCAATATCAATTTTTTCTTTTTTTTGTAAATCAAAAATTTTTTCCTCAATATTGTATGAAATTATTTCACTTAAAGTCATTCCGGAGTCATCAATTTTAACTTTTATGTTTCTACCCATTTCATCTGTCATGTAAATTGGAAACAACCTATTTGAACTCAATTCAATTAATCCGAGTTCATATAAACAAACTTTAGTATTTTCAACTTCTTTTTTAAAAATAACAGAATCACTCTTTAACTTTAATTTATTAAAAAATTCTTTTGCCCTCTTGTAAGTTACAAATTTCTTTATTATTTTTTTTCTGACTTTATTCTTGAATAGAACGACTAAATAATTTTCCATATATATAAAAATATAATACATTAATAAAAAATAAAATACAGAAAATGCAAGATAATTTTTATGAAATCTTAGGGGTTGAAGAAACCGCCACTGAAAGTGAAATAAAATCGGCTTATAGAAATTTGGCTAAGAAACACCATCCGGACAAAGGTGGGGATGAAAATGTCTTCAAAAAAATATCAACAGCATATGAAGTTTTAGGTGATCCTCAGAAAAGATCACAATACGATAATCAAAAAAATAATCCATTTGCTGGCATGGGCGGAGGATTTGAAGATATGTTCTCTCAAATGTTTGGCGGTAATCCATTCGGGGGAGGAAATCCTTTTGGTGGACAAAGAAGACAAAGTGCCCCATCAAAAACAGTTAAAGTTGAAATTACGCCAATAGAATCTTATTTAGGTTCAGAAAAAAATGTAATTTATATTAAAGATACCCAATGTCAAACCTGTGGTGGATCGGGAGGAGAACAACAACATTGTAATATATGTAAAGGAAGTGGATTCCAACTTAAAGTTATGGGAACTGGATTCATGGTTCAACATGTTAGAACAGTTTGTGATGGTTGTGGGGGAAGAGGATATAAGATTGTTAAAAAATGTAACCCTTGTAATGGAAATGGAACAAACCCAACAACTCAGGACGTTAGGATAAAAATTCCGGTTGGAATTGATAGTGGACAATATTTAAAATTGCAGGGGTATGGTGATTTTGTTAATGGTGCATATGGAGACTTGTTACTTCAAATAGAAGTGGTACCAAAAGATGGGTATGAAAAGATGAATAATGATTTGATATATAACTTATACTTGGATTTCAGTGGAATAAAAAAAGAGTATTACTTAATACCTCATCCAAGCGGGGATTTGAACATGGCGGCACCAAAGATGTTTGATACTTCAAAACCTTTAAGATTAAAAGGGAAAGGATACAATGGGGGAGATATGTATGTTAAACTTAATGTTAAGTTTGATAGAGAATCAATTACCAAATAGTTTGTGATAAAGTGATATGGTACCATAAACCGATGATAATAGGATATATATACCAATTATTATCATTAACCATTCTTTTTTATTTAGTGATGTTTTTTTACAAGATTTACATTTTTTATTTTCCATACTTTTAAATATAAATCCCGGTAAATTTTTTGTAAACATTTTCTTTTGTCATTTATTATCTTTATATTTCTAAAAACGAAAAAAATATGTGTATAAGTTACATTGGTGGAAAGGCAAGAATTGGGAAATGGATTGCACCATTCATCCCAACAGATATTGAAACGTACGTAGAAGGATTCTCGGGTATGTTTTGGGTGTTTTTTAATATGGACTTGGAGTTATACCCAAATCTAAAAACAGTCGTATATAACGACTATAATGGACTCAACGCAAATCTTTATAAGTGTATTAAAGATTATGATAGATTGTGGGATGTTTTAAGTACATATCCTTGTCAACAATTGGGGGTAGAGAACACACCTCCGGAATATTCAGAAATGTTTAAAGAATACCAAAAGGAGATATTTGATCCATCATATGTTATTGGTAGTAAACCTAACTATGATGCTGCTGGAAAGTATGTTTACGTGTTGACACAAATATTTTCAGGTTCAAAACCGGAAACATCATCTTACACTGATTATAAGGGTAAGTATCGTTGTAAGATTCTTATTTTTATGGACAAATTAAAGAATCCAAAATACAGAGAACATTTTGATAAGATAACTTTTGTAGAAAACCTTGATTTTGAGGATGTTGTAAAGAAATATGATTCAGAATCAACTTATTTCTATATGGATCCACCTTATTGGAAAACAGAAAACTACTATTCCAACCATGATTTTGATAGAGAAGACCATGAAAGATTGGCAAATTGTTTAAAACAAATTCAAGGTAAATTTAGTTTATCGTATTATGATTTTGAGTTGTTACACACTTGGTTTCCGGAGAATGTATATCGTTGGGAAAGAAAAAAGTTTGCTAAAGCTGCGGCAGCTAAGAAAAATACAAAACAAAATATGGGGGAAGAACTCTTAATATTAAATTATTGATTACTTTTGTATTATAAAGATATTTATAATAAAATTAATTAAAATGAAATTTACTAATTTATTAAAGAGTATAATTGTTGAGAGTGCTAAGTTTGATTTTCTTTATGGGGCATATGTAAAACCTGAAGGGAAAGAAAAAACCGGAAAATTACCTTTCGATATATTTAAAAAACTTATTTTTGCTGACCCAACAACTAGACCACAAAATTTTGAATTAGAGGGTGCGTCGGTGAATGATATGACAAATGTTAAACCGGGTGGTTATAGTGAGTGGATAATAAAAAGTTTTTTGGGAAAAGGGTTTAAACTTGAAGATGGTGTTAAGATTGATAGTCCCGTAGGAAAAAGAGAATTTAAACGATTTCAAGAATCGTTTTTAGAAGATTTACTTAGATTAAAAACTGCGTTAGATAAATATGAAAGATATAAGGGTAGTTTAAAAAATCCGGAAAAAAAGAATATTCATAATGTTTCATCACCTGAAGAATTATATACTTTACAGGTGGCGGTTAGTCCGGATGAGACAGTTGATTTAGAGTCATATAGAGGTAAGAAAATAAAAAAAGAAACAGGTGTCGAATCAAATAAAAACTTTGTTGTACCTGGATCTGAAGTTCTTAAAGTTGGTAAACATTTTACTTTGGTTAAAATATTTGATAAAGGTGAACTTGGAAGAAAGGCTGCGGGTTTTTTTGGTGGGTATCATAATTACGATAAAGGAGAAAGTATATGGTGTACATCCCCGGTAAATTCTATTCATTTCCAAAAATATATTAATAAAGGACCACTTTATGTTTTTTTAGCGAATGATGATAAGGGAAAGATTGGTGAAATAACAGGACTTCCTCAAGAAAGGTATCAAGTTCATTTCTCGAATGGAGAATATAATGACCATGGAGAATATAAAGACAGAGGAAATAGGGATTTTGATTTCATTAAGTTTTTACTTCCCGGAGGTGAATTTGAAGATTTGAAAGAAGTTTTAAAACCGGAATTGGCTAAAGGATTAACAGGAAAACTCGGAACAAAAGTTCACATAACTGATGATGATTTACGTAACTCAAGGAATTCTGTTAGTACATATGTTGCGATATATGGTATTGATGAGCTTTTAAGTCAGTTACCTGAAGACTTGGAAGATATTAAAATATCGTTTAAAACGGATGGTATTAAAATAAAAATACCGGAAACAATTGATAAATTCCAAAATTTAAATATGTTACAATTTTCTAATTGTATTGATTCAATACCTCAATCCGTATGTAACCTTAAAAATTTAAGATTTTTAGGTGTAGGTGGTAATAAAAATTTAACTGAAATTCCGGAATGTATAGGTGATTTACCTAATCTTTCGTTTTTGAATGTTAAAGATTGTCCAAATCTTAAGAAAATACCTAAAAAAATATTAGAAAATTCTAAAGTTATGGGAAATGGTAGCATTTATAACCTTGGAAGGTTCACTGAAAAGTAATTAGATTATATATTTCACACTTAAAAAAAAAACAAATGAACGTAGAAGTTTCAATATATTTAAGTAATATTATTAAATTTTTTAATAGTAATCCTAATGATTTGAAAAATTTAGTTCCCGAATCAAAAAAAACTGATTTTTTTGAGAAAATTAAATTATTTGCGATAAGAAACGTTGAAAATGGGGAGGATCCAAGTCTCACCAAACAACAATTAATAGATATATGTGTTGAAATTAACGGAAAACCTAAGTTTGTTAAACCAAAAGTCAGTGATGCAATAATAAGCACAAAATTTGGTGATATTTGTTTAAATTAATTTTGGCAGTTTGATTAGAACCATTTACCTTTGTGTTCTAAATCAATTTTTATGTTATCAATTACACAATTACAAGAGTTAACACCATCTGTGTTCTCAACCGAATCTCATCCAAGAATGAGCAAAAAGTACAACTTTGTACCAACCTTTGAAATTTTAGAAAATTTTGAAAAAGAAGGGTGGCACATTGGCTCCGCAAAACAAGTAGGAAAAGGAAAGTATTCAACTCACGAAATTAGATTAAGGAATGGTGGTTTACCACAAGTTGGTGATTCTTTAATCGAAGCCATTATCAGAAATTCTCACGATGGATTAACTAGTCTATCAGTTAAAGCCGGATTACATAGGTTAGTATGTTCTAACGGACTTACTGTACCGGTATCAGTTACTTCCGCTTTCAATATTCGTCACATGAATGTTGATTTAGGTGCGATTCGTCAGGTTACAGATGAATTTGCTGAGAAACTTCCTTTAATTGGACAATCAATGGGTAAAATGGACTCCACCATTATGAGTGAAGGACAAATCAACGATTTTGTAACCAAAGCAGGTATTATCCGTTGGGAAAAAGGTGGGATGCCATCATCAATCAAAGTTGAGGATATTATCCAACCACTAAGAGATGGAGATCAAGGTAATTCTGTTTGGAAAACATTCAATGTTGTTCAAGAGAAGTTTGTTCGTGGAGGTATCAAATACCAAACCAAGAAGAATAAGTTCACCGCAATGAGGGAGTTGAACAACATTTACGCTATCAACAAAATCAACACTAAATTGTGGGAATTGGCTGAAAGTTATTGTTAATCTTATATGGGGGTACTATACCCCCATTTTCATTTTCAAAAAAAAACATTATATTTGTATTATGATGACAGAAATTTTTAAAGTTCAATATACGAGATATTATAATGAGGAATTCTCTGATTCATTAAATCTTGATGAGGTTCATAAGGAGGAGATTGAAAATTCTACGGATAAAAAAGGAAAAGTCCGGGGGATTTTTAGAAGGAAAGGTTTTGATAATTCAGAGGAAACATATCTTACCAATTATGGTAATCCGTTATATTCTATTATGAAAGAACACCTTATGATTGTTGTTGAGAGAAATGAGGATAAGGTTTCGTTAAAATATTTTATTGGGTTTAGAAACAGGAGGGTTGGAAAAGTTTGGTTTAAAGTTTCAAAAAGTATGCGTTTCATGACGGTAAATTTAAAAACCGGTGATGTATACCACGGAGAACTTACAAATTATCAGAAGAAAAAATGTATTAAAAGAATAAGAAGAAATGTTTTTATTGGAGACCCATTAAACAATATCAAATCAATATTAAAACATCTGATAGATGGGTTTAAGGTGGAAGTTGATTCATATGCCGTTACAATAGAAGCGTTATCCAAATTTATGTTTGAGGTGGACCAAAGGCAAGATTTTGGTGGTTTGAATTTTAGTCAAAGATTGTATAGATTTTATCTTAATAGGAAAGGTATAAAGTATCCGAATAATTTTGGGGTATACCTTAAAACAGAAGACAAGTTACCAATCCTTAAAGATTTCAGAAAGAATGATTATAAGTTTGTTGATACATTTATGAAGATAAATGGTGTTAGTGGTAAGAAGTTAAGGAAGGCATTACACATATGTTCTAGTGCTAATTTATCTGTATATAGAGTTGCTATTAGTTTCTTTGGTGAAGATTGGATAAACAAGAATGAAGATGTGTTACTGGCGTGTTTAAATTCGGCGTATAGACCATATTTTAGAACGGAAACATCATTGAGAGATGTGTTTTCATCGGAGGAGTTGAAGAGAGTATTTGAAATATTTAAACAGGTATTTGTTAAAGGGACATTAGATTATTCAACATTCTTTGATCATATAAGATTATATATTGAATTAAAGGTATTCGGAGAACAAGATATCAGGTGGTATTCTTGTGATGACAAAGATGAGTTTAGAAAAGAACATTTGGATTGGACGGATAAAGTTCAGCATTATAAACAAGGTACTTATACTAGAATATATCCCGAGTATATGCATGAGTCTATAAATGAACCAATCACTGTTGGATTGGATACTTATTACCCGGTTTTATTAACAAACTCATCCGCTTATAATATGGAGAGTCAATTACAATCCAATTGTGTTAAAGGATATATTGGTAAAACTAGTTCAATTATTGTATCTTTGAGGAAAGGAAGTGTTGATTCTGATGTTAGAGGCACAATAGAATATTCATTACAAAAAGATGAATATGTTATATGGGTTAATAGAGTTCAGTATTTGGGGAGATTTAATGAAAGATTGGGTCAAGAATGGAACACAGTTTTAAGTAGATTGGATTTTGTTATGGATGATTGTATTCAGGATGAAAGATATGAAAATGTGAAACTAATGAAAGAATGTGCAAATGGGGCGATATTACATTCTGATTCTGAATGGAATGATAGTGGTAGGTTAGTTTGGTCACAAAAAAATATTGAAAGTAGTTACTACACAATTTACGATAATGTTTTAGATTTTTAATTATGAAAGGAAAATTACATAAAACAGAACAAGGGTGGGTGGTAAGACATCCTGGTTATGTACCACCACACGAATATGAACTTCCTATTCACCCGAACTACATAAAGTACTACTTCTTAGACGAAGATGCTGAGGGTGATGAGGTGGAGTTTGAGGTAGTGGAAGTATTCAATAAAAATAACCAGATTGAGCATAAGTATATAAACTACGCTAAACTAATTAAGAACAATTTAAAAAAATTGACTGAGGAAGAATGGGTTAAATTAAATAATTGGGATGAAATCTACGATGAGTATTCAACGGAACAGTTTCCCCCATTTGGAGGACCATTTACCAATTCAATATCGTTTATTGATTGGTTAAAAGAAAATTATGAATCACCTGAAAGAATATAATTATGGAAAAACCGGAATATATAAAAAATGTTGAAAAAAAGACAGGAGAAATTTTATCTAAAATGTCTTTAGAAGAGATTGAGGGGAATGATATCCCATTTGATAAAAAATACTATACCCTTCTGTTTACGGATTTGGAATATAAGGGGGGTGAAGTATTTTGGAAAGAGAAGGTATTTAAAACTATACACGGGTTTTATTTGTATGTTAAGAAAAATAGAAATTGGAATATAACCATTGATATTTATTACAACCCGGAACAATTAGACGAATTAACAATATTCATAAAACAATTTATTAAACAAATTAAAAAATAAAAAAATGGAAATTACGGCACAACAATTAAGAGAAAAGATTCAAAATGGTGATAAAATTTTAGTTGACTGCTTCAGTTTTTGGTGCGGACCCTGCAAAGTTATGAAACCTTGGTTTGAAAAAGTCGCGGAAGAAATGAATGCAAAAGATGGAACTAAACTATATCTGTTCAACATTGAACAAGATAAAGATTTTGCGGTAAATGAACTTGGAATTAGGAGTATACCGACAATTAAAGGATTTAGTGGTGGTAAAGAAGTGTATCACAGCACAGGTGTTCTAAGAGAAGAACAAATAAAATCAGTTGCAAATCAAATTTTATAATATGAAAGATTTATCAATTGTTGTTTACACAATGAAACATTGTCCTTATTGTCATGAACTAAAAGACATGTTAACTAAAGAAGGAATTGAATTCTATGATAGGGATATTCACGAATATGAAGAAGAGTATAACATTTTTACCGATATTACAGAAAATGAATTTATTCCCGCATTATTAATTGTTGAAGGTGATAATGAAAATCATGAATCTTTTTTATATGCTCCGGATAGGAACTATAATGATTTAACAGAAGCGGTAGACATAGTTAAGGGACACAGAAAAAAGTTAGGGATTATATAATTAAAAAATCTTTTATTTTAACTTTTAAAAAATCATAATCTTGAAGTGGGTTGGTTAGTTCAATACTCCAATCCACTTTTTTTATTTCTGATTCCAACCATTTCATATTAAAGTCAAACATATCTAATATGGGTGATTGAAGTTCCTCGTCATCACATTTAAAAGTTTCTTCCGGATTCTTACCAATAGTCATTGTAAGATTATTGATGTAATAAGTTGGTGGAATATTATATATGATATATTTTCCGTAATAGTAAAATAATCTACCTTGTCCTAATGAATAACCGTGTGGAAATTCTGATGAAACGGTTAAATAAGTTTCGTCAGATATTTTTTTCAAATGAAAGTTGTAATCATATGAATTCACATCATCAGATAGATATGCGTCTATCTGTTCGTAGTTGTACGAACAATTTTCGGTGTTATGGTATGTAAATGTAATGATCTCAACTTCGTTAAGTTTAACATCGTATTCAATTAAATCTATCGTATGTGATAGTTTTCTACTATTAAAAATCTCGGGTAAAAATTTTTTAAATTCGTTAATAATATCACCCATGTTTAACAATTCGTTATAAGTTGTTTTACCTTTAATAGTATAAAAGTTTTGACAATCGACAACTTGAATTATTGTTTGATTTTCTTTTGGGATTTTGTTTAAAATAAAATCTGCAAATAAATTTACAATTGATAATCTACTGTTTGGTGATTTTAATATCATTTATAATTTTTTTATAAATTATAGAAAAATGAAATGTAATAGGAAATAGTTATTAGAAGTAGTCTACAAAATAATCGTTAATATATTTTTCAGGATAACTTGCATATTCTGGAAATCTAACAGATAAACAATCAACCAAGTTTCTTAAAACTTCAAGATATGACCCTTGATATTCTAAGGTACCTGAATTACCATAACCGGAATTATCGTTTAAATAACCTATTATAATATCGTCAAAATCATTTATTTCCAATCTAACCATATGAACATCCTTGGTTGCAACTCGGTGTTTGCGTGTAATCCACTCAGGTTTACCGGTAAAGTACTCTGATGTTAATTCACCCCACACTGATTCATAATATTCACTTTCAAATGCGGATTGATTAGAATCACTATATATTTTAATTAGTTCATTTTTAATTTCACTATCTAATACATCTTCAAGTAAGAATTCTACAGTTTTTTTATTATCAAAAATTGTGTTAATGTTGTTAGAATCAATTATTACATAATCAATATGTTCTTGTTCTTCTGCAATTTCTTCAAGTAATTTGGTTTCTGTTGGAACCTCAACGCCTGTTAATTCTTTTATAAAACGTTGCTTTAAAGTGTTAAGATTTTTATCATTTAATTCTTTAATCACATAATTGTATATATCACCACATGAACTCCAATAATACCAGTCAAAATCGGCTTCACCATCTAATATGGCTTCAATTGTACCTCTACTAACATCTCTATTATCACAAAACAATACACCAAAATCACTTGCATTAGGTGCTACACAGTATATCTTACCATTTTCAAATTCTATATCACTTAACTGTGAATTACAGTATTCGTAGAATTTATCTTTATGATATTTACTAAGATATATTGCGAATTCATTATCCCAAGTTGATGAATAGTCGGTATTAAATTCTATCTTATCTAGTTCACCTCTTTGGTCTAAAAATTCAAAAAAAAGTTGATAATCATTATCAAACATATCTTCAACGATACTGACATCGCCTTCATTAAAATTTTCAATAATATCATCTATATTTGTCATACCAATAAATATAAAAAAAGGAGCGTTTTTGTTCGCTCCTTGAATAATTTTTGATTCCGGTAATTAGTTTTGTTTTTTGTTAACGTTGTAATATTTCTCAATTGTTTTTCTAATTGATTGTTTTACTGATTCGTTAACCACCTTATTTTGTCCCTGTGTTTGAGGATTTTGCCCCTGTGGAGGTGGTGGTGGATTTTGATTACCGTTGTTTTTGCATCCGCAGCCGCCCATAATTTTAATTTTTAGTTTTTAGTTTATTATTTTAAATCGGTGTTTGTAACAAGTTTTACGAATAGAACCGTTATTGTTACGCCCATTATTTAATTTCTTACCTCTTAAAGAGTTTGATATCATCATTCTAACATTTCTTGCCTTACCTTTAGCAAAACCATTTTCTAATAAATAGTTAGCAGCATCAACTAAAGTTTCAAATATGTATTCTTTTTCTGTTTCTATATTTATTAAAGCAAATTTTTTAAAATTGTTGTTTTTTTGTAAGTTATATTTAGATAATTGTTTTTTTGTTTTGTCGGATAAAATATTTCTCCTTTCATCACTAACCATACATAAGTTATACCCAAATTTCATATTATTACTTTTATATTCTGTAATATAATAATTTTCTTTGTTAACTAATACTTCAAAATCACAAAATTCAATAATTTCAAAAATAAAATTTTCGTTACCATCTCTATTAAAAGAACTTTGAAGAAATTTATTATCGTGAATTCCTTTTTTTAACATCCAAAAGTGTTTTTCACGTCTTTTTTCTATTTCAATGGAACTTCCAACGTATACTTTATTATTTTTTGTGTTAGTTATTTTATATATTCCGCAACCCATAATAATAAATAGTGTATCTTTGTAAAAACTAAACAGTATTTAAGTATTTATAAATAAAAAAAGTATGAACATTAAGGAAATTTTATATGAAAGTAAGGTTGATGATTTTAAGTTGAAGTATCAACAAAAGTTTGGTAGTGAAAATGTTGACAGAATTGTTAGTATGGTTTTACCAAAATATTTGGAATGGGTTGGAAAACACTTAGATAGTATTGGTTTTGATGATAAGTTTCATAAGTTGACAGGTGCTTTAAATAAATTTAATAAAATATATTCTAATTTACCCATAACGGATATTAATGGGTATAAAAGTGTTGATGAACTAATAAATGCCATCTCAGACTATGAAAAAAAAGAGAGAAGGGTATACCAGGAAGTTCAGGGAGGTAATTTAGTATATGAAGACGAAAGATTTTACGTGGTAAACCCATTAACTCATGAAGCGTCTTGTTATTATGGTTCCGGAACAAAATGGTGTACAGCGGCTCAAAGTGATGAAAGATTCAATGAGTATAATATAGATGGTAAATTGTTTTATGTTTTAGATAAAAGACTACAAACATCTGATCCGTATTATAAGGTAGCAATTTTAAGGAAATTTGACGGAGGTGAGTCATATTGGGATGCAAGAGACACACCTTTCAACAAAGGTTGGATATTAAATACCGATGAATATAATAATATTGAAAAGGAAATTGTTGAATATATGGGTTCTGAGTTCTCAGAACAAATTAAAGTATTTTCAGACAAAGAAGCAGCAAAAAAAGAAAAGGAAAGATTAGAGAGAGTTAGACTTGCACAGATTCTTAGGCAAAAAGAGGAGGAGGCGGAAGAAAGAAGGTTAGATGGTGAATGGGAGTTAGATTCAGATTGTCCTGAAGAAGGACTAAAAGCACATGCATTATTAGAATGGTTAGTTGATACTAGCGATGTTAATGTATTAACAAATGAAGATAAAATTGAAATCCAAAGATTAAAAGATGAAATAGAAAGATTAAATGCGGAATATGATGCGGGAGAAGGACCAAATACAGAATTATTAGATGAAATAAGTGATTTGGAAGATGAGTTAACTGAATTACAAGAAAAGATAGATGTTTATAATATTATACCACTAGATGATGATTATTACAGTATGTCACGTTTTGAAGTGATTAATGGTGGTTTAGATGATAGAGAATATGCTGTTGGAACTGACGATGAAATACATTCAAGTTGTTATGAAACTGTTGAAAATAAAATAGAGAATGATGGGGTATATGATGGTTTTTCCAAACATGTTTTATATGATAATATAGATACTGACTATGTTAGAAGTTATGCGGAAGACATGTTTAATGAGTTTGTATATAATGAACCTAATAGTTATTTTGACGAAAGTGAAAGAGAATTATCGGCAAGACAAATTGAAAATATTCAAATTTTAAAAAATAAAATTGAAAAATTAGAACAGTTAATTGAAAAATTAGAAGAAAAACAAAGTTATGAGGATGATGAGGAAATATATGCAGAATATGAAGAAAAAATAGACGAATTAAAAGAAAATTTGGAGGAAATAAATGATGAAATAACAGAAATTGAAGAAAATCCTGACGGCGATTTTCCGGATAGTTTAATTGAAGAAAAAGTAGAAGAATTAGTTGAAGATGCGGTAAAAGACGAAATAAGATTTATTAGAGATTGGGATTTAAGTATTGAAAGATTTATAGATAAAGATAGTCTTATTGAAGATGTTATAAGTCAGGATGGGTACGGACTAACTATTAATTCATGTGATGGTAATGCGGATGAAGTATATGTTAATGGTAAATTGTATTATGTTATTAGACTTAATTAATTGTTTGATATTAGATAAGAATTTGTTATATTTTAATCATGGGAAGAAAGAAAAACATAAAATTTAAATTAAATCCAGAATGGATGTTCAAAGAACCGGTGGATTTTGAATATAATAAGTATACATTATTAGATTATTTACAAAAATGTGAAAAAAGTTTTGACAATTTAAAAATATATCCTGATTTTGTTGAATTATCATTACATTTAGCGAACTCCCAATCAATATCTAAAGAAAAAATAATTTTATCCACAAATAAAAAGTTTGAATCTTGCGATGATGAAATATTATTGAAAGAATTGGTACCAAAAAAACAACCAAAATTAACTAAAGAAGAAGAGATTGAACTTCAGAAGACATTGAATTTTTCGACAATAAAATTGATGGATACTTTTAATATTGCAAAATCAATATGGAACATTGCGTTCGATAATGTTCATATCAATATTAAAAAAAATAAAGAAAACACTAAATTAGAACTCGGATATATAACATATCATCAGAAAGAAAAAAAACATATGATTGTTTGGGAGTATGAAATTAAATCTTCTACCAAAGATGCTCAAAATACTAAAGTGATTATAAGAAAAATTTACAGTGATGCTTTAGATGAGGAAACTTTAAATAAGATAATAGAAAGTAATTCTACTTGGAAAAAAGAAGATTATTTAAAACATTTACCGGTATTTGAGGTGAAAACAGATCAAGAGTTCCCACTTGAGGAAACGTTAGTTCCAATAATGAAAAGAAAACTAATGGCATATTTAATCCAAATATTTAACACCCAAATTTTTGACAATAAAATTTAATTGTCTTATATTTTGATTATGGGTTTCAATAAACGATTTATAGACTATGAAAAAACTTTAAAATACCTAAAAGAAGGTAATTTAAAGTTATTATACAGAAAATGTGACGCATTTGTTTTTGACGATTCAAAAAGTTCACGTATCTTTGACTTATATTCAAACGGTAAAACAGAAAAAGAAATAATAAAATTATATGAAAAAAACAGCATTGACGTATGATGATATCCAATTGGTTCCCGGATATTCAGAAATTTCATCAAGAAAAACAATAGATTTAAAAACTTTGGTAACGAGAAGATATGGTTTAAATATACCATTAGTTGCATCTCCTATGGACACAGTTTGTGGATCAGGAATGGCAATAAAAATGATGGAAAAAGGTGGACTTGGAGTAATTCATCGATTTATGTCTATGGAAGAACAAAAAAAAGAAGTGATTAGAGTTAAAATGGCATGTACACAGGAAATGTATGAAAGTTGGGGTGTGATGTATGATGATTGGTTGGGTGAAATAAAAGATATACCAGTTGCTGCGGCTGTTGGTGCTAATGGTGATTTTCACGAAAGGGCAATTGAACTAGTTGTTGGAGGTGCTAATATTATATTAATAGATGTTGCTCACGGACATCACAAGAACGTGAAAGAAGCTATTAAAATAATCAAACGTTTAGATCCAAAAGTAGATGTGATTGCCGGAAACATTGCAACCGCACAAGCGGCATCAGATTTAATTGATTGGGGGGCTGACGGAATAAGAGTTGGAGTAGGAGGTGGATCAATGTGTACTACAAGAGTTCAAACCGGATTTGGAGTTCCAAATATAACTTGTATTGATGATATTGTTTCTGTTTCAACCATACCAGTAATGGCGGATGGTGGAATAAGAACAAGTGGAGACATTGCCAAAGCACTTGCGTTTGGTGCAAGTACGATAATGGTTGGTTCCCTCATTGCCGGAACGGAAGAATCACCCGGAGCGATACTTGAAAAATCAACCGGATTATACAAGAGATACAGAGGTGCTGCATCTCTTGAAACAAAGATGACACATGGACAAGAGAAAAGAAATGTTGAAGGGGAATCAACTGTGATTCCTTATAAAGGAGGTGTAAAGTATATTTTAGAGGGATTGATAGATGGAGTTAAATCCGCATTATCCTATAATGGATCGACAAACCTCAGAGAATTTAACCCGGATTGGGTTCAAATAACCAATGCTGGACAAAAAGAGGCTAAACCGCATCTAATTTATTAATTTTTTATCAACACAATTATACAAATAAATCAAATGAAAATAAAATTAGAATATGTTTGGTTAGACGGTTATAAACCGGAACCAAATCTCAGAAGTAAGATTAAAATTATTAATGTTATTAATAAAAATTTACAAATCAATGATATTCCAACATGGAATTTTGATGGAAGTTCAACCTCACAAGCGGAAGGTTATTCTTCTGACTGTTATCTAAAACCAGTTAGAATTTATCAAAAGATTGAAATAGTTGGGAATATTATTCCAACATATTATGTTCTTTGTGAAGTTTACAATAAAAATAATGAACCTCATTACTCCAACGATAGAAGTAAATTGGGAGATGAAGATAAAGATTTTTGGGTTGGATTTGAGCAAGAGTATTTTATTCGTTCAGGTCATAGGAAAAAAATTTTAGGACATGATACTAATTCATTTGTTGATCCACAAGGAATTTACTACTGTGGGGTTGGTGGGCAGATGGTTGGACGAGAAATTAGTGAAGAACATTTAGATTATTGTATACAGTATGGTTTGAATATTGAAGGTACTAATGCGGAAGTTGCTTTAGGACAGTGGGAATATCAAATTTTTAGTGAAGGTAGTTTAAAGTCTTGTGATGACTTATGGATATCAAGATATTTTTTATTCAAAATTGCTGAGAAATATGGATATCAAATTGATTTACATCCTAAACCACTCCCAAGTGGTGATTGGAATGGTTCAGGATTACATACAAATTTTTCAAACTCAAAAATGAGAAATGAAGGTGGTAAAGAATATTTTACTTCCATTCTTGATACTTTGGAATCAAGACATGAAATTCACATTGAAAACTACGGTTCTGATAATCATATGAGATTAACCGGTAAACATGAAACCCAATCCATTAATAAATTTTCTTGGGGAATAAGTGACAGAGGAGCATCAATAAGAATACCAAAGTTAGTTGGAGAAAGTTGGAAAGGTTATTTGGAAGATAGAAGACCGGGAGCAAACGCAAATCCATATAAAATTATAAATGTTTTATTAGAAACATTAAAATCTTTATAAAGTCCTTTTTTATTTGAATCATTTTTATTATTATTAAAACCAAAAAAATAGTATGAAGACAATTAAAGCAATCAAAGCAACAAAACATGTTGAGGGGGAATCTACCATCATTCCTTATAAGGGTGGTGTTAAATATATTGTGGATGGATTACTTGATGGAGTTAAGTCGGCATTATCGTATAATGGTTCAAGAAACCTAAGAGAATTTAATCCTGATTGGATTCAAGTGACAAGTGCCGGACAAAGCGAAGCGAGACCACATTTAATTTATTAAAATTTAAAAATATGTATTGTATAATTAAAAAAATTGTAAATGAAAAAGGTATTCCGGTACCGGTGATTGTTTTGGACAGTCATGATGAAATTTTAGAGTTTGAGTCTTTAGAAGAGGCGGAAATAATGAGAGACACATTCCAAAAAAATTCAGACTCAGGTTACGAGTACATTGTTAAAAAAATATAAAACTAAAAACAAAATATATGAAGACAATTAAAGCTATCAAAGCAACAAAACATGTTGAAGTGGGTGAAATTAAAAGAATTAATGAGAGAGATGCAGATTCTGAAGTAAGAAGTGGATATTGGAAGTATATCCCAAAGAGTGAGTATAAGTCTGTTACTCGCAAACCAAAAGATGTTGAACAAACAGCAAACGTTGAAAGTTCACCGGAATCTAAAAAGACTAACCCTAAAAAATCTAAGAATGCGAAAAATAGTAAGTAAACTATGCTGGATTATTGATTATTATTTTGTATATTTTCTATACAACGAAAGAAAGTTAGATAGGTATTACGATTACATGAAAAATAAATGGGGTGAAAAATGGATGTAGAAATACTTTTGTCTGTGGGTGCCGCAGTTGCTACCACATCTAAATGGATATATGAATATTCAAACAAACTTAAGTGGGAAAAAAACAAATTCTTACTTGAGAAAATTGAAATTTTCCAAGAATTAGAATCCACAAAAACTATGCATAAAATTCTTGATTGGAATTCAATCAGTATTGTATATAAAAATAACTCATTAAAAGTTGATGATACATTGTTATATGAATCGTTCAAAACTCATGATGAAAAACATAAGTTCACCTCAGTTGAGGTTTTATTGAGAGGTTTATTTGACGAATACTTTGACAACTTAAATAAGTTTGTTATTTTATGTAAGTGTAATTTAATTTCTGAGAAAAATTTTGTTTTGTTTATGGAGTATTGGTTTGATATTTTAACCGGGGAATCAATGAGCAAAAACAGAGATTTAGTAGAACAAATCCACAAATACCTTGAATTTTATAACTACAGTAATCTGTTATATTTTATAAAAAAATACAATAAAGAAAATGAGTAAAGAAATGGTTAATCATCCCAACCATTATGGGGGGGATAATGTTTATGAAGTAATTAAAGTTTGTGAAGCGTGGGAACTGGATAATGATGCATATTTATTTAATGTAGTCAAGTATGTTGCAAGAGCGGGTAAAAAAGACCCTAACAAAGAGTTGGAAGACTTAAAAAAAGCTGCATTTTATCTTGACAGAAAAATAAATAATCTTCAAAAAAAAATCCAAAACAATGATTAAGAAACTTTTAAACTTCCTTTTAAGTAAATTTAAAAAACCGGGTAAAGAACCATTAAAAACATATGAAGATATGATGGATAGTGATTTAATGAATTTATTAGAAATTAGAGAACGTATTATTAGTAATTCATTTAAAGAAAAACCCAAAATGGTTGCAAAACCAAAGAAACCGAAATTA